TTATATAGATTAAAGCGGACAATATCGTTTTGAACGTAATAACCTTAACATAACCTTAACGCTAGGAGATATTTATGCGAAAGATAACATGGAATATGGTTAGAAGGGAATTTAAGAAAGATTTTCCAGAAGTGTACAAAACTTGTAGTAGATTTTCTAAGTATGACTATATGAAAATCATAGGCCATCAAGCAGATGGATTCTATGTCGTATATGACGGTCTTCATCACAAGCTTATTAGAACCGGTGATGGAGATAGTAGATTAGACGAGATGAATAATAAAGAACGAGATATGGTTAGCGATGATATTTTCCATACTCGTAGCGGAAGACCTAAAAAACAAACTAGAAATTTAGAAGTATGTCAACTTAGGTCTCAAGGATATTCGTTACGAAAGATAGCAGAAACACTTGGAGTATCTCATGTAAGGATTCATCAAATTCTTAAAGAGTATGAGAGTATATTGAAAACTCAAAGTTATGACGCGTGACTATATTTTTTACGGCACGCGAAGAATACATTCCCTTTTATAGAGAGAGATACAATATGTCCTTTATTAGAGCAAAGGTTTCATGATTGCATCTCTTTTTTATTTTTATTGAAAGGAGCTCATCATGAAAGAAAACAAATTTCAATCAGACTTAATAAAAGAGATAAAGAAAAAGTTTGATGGTTGTATAGTTATGAAAAATGATGCGGGTTATATTCAAGGCATACCAGACATAACAGTTTTATACAAAGACCGATGGGCTGCTTTAGAGTGTAAGAAACAAAAGGGGGCTAGTAAAAGACCTAATCAATCATATTATGTCGATAAAATGGACGATATGTCTTTTGCAAGATTTATATTTCCTGAAAACAAAGAGGAGGTTCTAAATGAATTGGAACAGGCACTATCAGCAGGAAGGTAAGCATGCCCTACTTGGGGCGTCTAAATATTATTGGTTAAATTATGATGAAGAGAAGATTGCGAACTTTTATAAGTCGTCGCTAGCTGTTCAGAAAGGAACAGAGCTTCATGAGTTCGCAGCAAAATGTATAAAGCTTAATCAGAAATTACCAAAGTCTAAAAAGACTCTTAATGCTTATGTTAATGACGCTATAGGTTATAGGATGACACCAGAACAGGTTTTATATTATTCTGACAATTGTTTCGGAACAGCAGATTCTATATCTTTCAGAGATAATCTGTTGAGAATACATGATTTGAAGACTGGAACTAGTCCGACACATATGGAGCAGTTGATGATTTATGCTGCTCTTTTTTGTTTGGAGTATGAAATCAATCCAAACTCGATAAATATGGAATTGCGAATATATCAGAATGATGAAGTTAGTATATTTGAACCGGAACCAAACGATATTCTCGGTATCACTAAAAAGATAGTTTCGTTTGACAAGGTAATTAATAAACTAAAATATTCGGAGGATATGTAATTATGAGTCGTTTATATTTTGATAAACCAAGTATTGATGAATTAATGCATTACGGAACTCCGAAGTATTCTGGTCGATATCCTTGGGGTTCCGGAAAAAATCCTTATCAGCACTCTAAAGATTTTCTTAGCAGAGTTGAAAGTTTGAAAAATTCAGGAATGTCTGAAACTCAGATAGCTAATGAAATTGGGCTTTCTACTACAGAACTTAGAGTTCAGAAATCTTTAGCTATGGAAGAAAGAAGGTCTGCAGATGTAGCTACAGCAAAAAGACTTAGGGAATCTGGAATGTCTTTGCAAGCAGTTGCCGAACAAATGGGGTATAAGAACGATTCGTCTATTAGAGCTTTGTTGAATGAAGATACAAAAGCCAGAATGGACGAGGCAAGGAATACATATAACTTTCTTAAAGAACAAATAGATAAGAAAGGTTTGATAGATGTTGGTGTTGGCGTAGAGAGAGAATTAGGCATATCTAAAGAAAAGCTAAATCAAGCATTATATATGCTAGCTAGAGATGGATACCCAACATACAGCGGAAGACTTGCTCAGGCAACTATGCCGGGTCAGTTTACAACTATGCAAGTTGTAGGTCCTCCCGGAACAGAACATAAAGATATTTATGATGCTAGTAAAATAAATTCTTTGAAAGAGTATGCTAGCACTGATGATGGTCAAACTTTTAATACCTTCAGATATCCAGAATCTATGGACTCTAAGAGACTACAGATAAGGTATGCTGAAGATGGAGGAGTTGATAAGGATGGGGTTATAGAGTTAAGGAGAGGTGTTAAAGACATATCTTTAGGTGAGTCGAATTACGCACAAGTTAGAATGCTTGTTGATGGAACTCATTATTTAAAAGGTATGGCGGTGTATTCTGATGACTTACCTAAAGGAGTTGATGTAAGGTTTAATACTAATAAACCTAAGGGAACTCCGGCACTCGGTCCTAAAGATAACTCTGTTCTAAAACCTATAAAGAATGACGAGAATCCGTTCGGAGCTTTGATTAAGGCAAACGGTCAAAGCGATTATATAGATTCTGATGGTAAAAAGAAAATGTCTTTAATAAATAAGACTAAGGAGCAGGGTGATTGGAATGAGTGGTCCGATAAACTACCATCACAGTTTTTAGCAAAACAGAATCAGGATTTAGTGAAAAGGCAACTTGATTTAACAAAGAAAGATAGGTATGCAGAATTTGATGAGATTAAGAGTCTTACAAATCCAACTCTTAAGAAACACTATCTTAACTCTTTCGCTGAAGATTGTGATGCAGCAGCTGTTCATCTGAAAGCGGCGGCTCTACCAAGACAAAAGTACAAAGTAATCCTGCCTGTTAACTCTCTAAAAGATAATGAGGTCTATGCACCTGACTATAGAAATGGAGAGAAGCTAGCTCTTGTAAGATACCCACATGGTGGAACTTTCGAGATACCGATTCTTACAGTAAATAATAAGAATAAAGAAGGCGATGCGATGATTGGTAAGATGGGCAAGGATGCCATAGGCATCACAAAGAAAGTCGCAGACCGACTATCTGGTGCCGACTTTGATGGTGACACTGCCATGTGTATACCAACCAATTCTAAAATTAAGATTACTAGCACACCGCCACTTAAAGAATTAGAAGGCTTTGACACAAAACTTGCGTATCCTTATAGAGAAGGCATGAAAGTTATGAAAGATACACAGAAACAAATGGGTGTAATTTCAAACTTAATAAACGACATGACTTTGAAAGGAGCTGGTCAAGAAGAATTAGCAAGAGCCGTCAAACATTCTATGGTTGTAATAGATGCTGAGAAGCATAAGTTAGACTATAAAAGGTCTGAAGCTGATAACAACATAGCTCAGCTTAAAGCTAAGTATCAAGGCCACATAGATGAGGAAACCGGAAGGTATAGAGAGGGTGCGTCAACACTACTATCAAGAGCAAAGTCTGAAGTCAGAGTTCCAAAACGAGTTGGTTCTCCGATAATAGATAAGGAGACAGGAGAAGTTTCTTATAAGTCTATTGTAGAGACGTATAAAAACCCTAAGACTGGTAAAGAAGAAATTCGTACAACAAAATCTACGAAGATGGCAGAAACTAAGGATGCCAATTCGCTTTCCTCTGGTACTTGGCAGGAGAAGATGTATGCAGACTACGCTAACTCTATGAAAAGTCTTGCGAATCAGGCAAGAAAAGAGATGATGAACACCAAAAGTTTGAAGTACTCTCCAGAAGCTAAGAAAGAATACTCAGAAGAATACAATTCTTTAATGTCTAAGTTAAATGTTGCGTTAAAGAATGCTCCAAAAGAGAGAAGAGCTCAGACAATAGCAAATGCGGGTATCCAAAGCTATAAAGATGCTTATAAAGAAGAATTTGGAGAAGGTTCGAAGATACCAAAGAAAGATTTGAAGAAAAAGTCTCAGCAATTGTTGCAAGATGCGAGAGCACAAGTCGGAGCGTCTAAGACTAAGATACAAATTACCGATAAAGAATGGGATGCTATACAAGCTGGAGCAATAACCGAGAATGTATTGTACAAGATTCTTAACAATACGGATGCCGATAACCTCAGAGAGCGAGCAATGCCTAGAGAAAACAAAGGATTAAGTGAGGCAAAAGTAAACAAGATACAAGCTATGCAGAACAGTGGATACACTATAAGAGAGATAGCGGATAGTATCGGCTCAAGCACAGGAACAGTATCCAAGTATTTGAAATAGAAAGGACCATGATGAGAGAAGCAAGACTAACAACAATCGATAATCCTTTCGATGTCTTTGAAGAATTCAATAAATGGTTCTTATTTGACATAGAGAAAGGTTATAACAGCTGTGGTTACTTGGACAGGATAGCAAAAACGACAGATGATATGTCTGAACAGGAAGAAAATGCTGAAATTGAAAGAGCTATAGACGAAATAATCAAGTACGACTTCAGAAATATCTATAAAAAAGTAATAAAAGAATA